TAGGATAAACTGAACTAAAAAATTGTTCAGATATATTTGCAGGTATGAAAGCAAACTCATCTAAAAATATTATGTTAAATGAACCACCCCGAATAGCACTTGATGATGTTGCAGCTGCAAGTAATTTTGATCCATTTTCTAATTCTAAAGAACCTTTGTTCCAGTTTAAGACACCTTGTTGTAAAAACGTGGGTAAGTTTTCATATGCAAGTTGTAATCTACCTAATAAATCTCTTGCAGTTGTAGATTTGTTAGCTAGAATGGCAACATTAATATTATCATTAAATATAACTTGATGTAATAGATATGCAATAATTGTTGTTGATTTACCAGATTGTCTAGGTAACTTACAGATTGAAAATCTATTATTGTGAAAAGTATCAACCATCTTTTCCTGAAACTTATACATATCAAAAGGAACTAAACCTTCATCTATATTTACAATCTTAATATAAGTTTTAATAAAGTATATAGGATCATCCATACACTTTGCAATTTCCCTAATCTCATGCTCGGTGTATTCTTTTTTTGTATGTGCTTTAAATAAATTAGGATTACCTAAATAATTTTCATTTGACATAGTTAAACCATCCTGTTATTATATATTTATCCTGTGTCTTACTTATAACGCCTCTGTGAGTATGTGTCCAATCAGTAGGCCATATTGTTGTTAAACCTTTTTTTGCAGGTAATTTTATATTTTGATTTTTAAATTCTGTACCACCATCATCTACATCATTTAGATACGTCATAAAAACTAAATGTCTTGTAGATATACCTTGTCTTTCTGCATGCCAAGAATAATAACCACTATCTGGTTTATAGTGTTGTAAGTTTGCACCCTCTACTAAACCAAATTTTGCAACATCATTAGCTTCAGGATATTTTTTTAGATATAAATTTAAAACTTTTTGTAATTCTGTTTTATAATTAGACCATTCTTTAATATCTGATTCAGGATCAAAACTTGTTTCAGTAGAATCTTTTCTATCTTTTTTAACTACTTGTTTGCCAAAATGATAAACTTCACCAGGTCCTTTTTGATCTGTATTATTGAAAAACTTAATTAGATCATCACAGACTTTTTCATCTATAAACCAACCACCTATAAAACTTTTTTTTGATAAATTAAATTCAATCATCTACTATTATACCTTCAATTGCGTCATAACCTTTTTCTAATGCAGCTGTAATTCTACTACTACCTTTTTTAACCGAATACTTCTTTTCAATATATAGGGCACCATTAACACCTCTTCTTTCAGTAGGACTGATAGAGTGTTGAATAACCTGTATAGGATCGTTCATACCTGCGTCTAGCCAGGTATTTCTTTGATCTTCGGGTAAAGTATTAGGATATGGATTTTTCTTAATATAAGTTAAATCACTTATCAGAAATGTCTGTTTCTTTGGGTGTGATGTCTTTGCCTTTAAAATCTTTATCTTCTTCACTTTGTACATCCTTATTTTTATTCTTTAACATTTTGTGTAATTCAGCTGATGACCCTACAAATAATGCTTGTTTGATATTTGTATTTGTTTTATTAGGAACATCTTTTAATGATTTAAGTTTACCTTGTAAGTCTTGTAATTTGTCAACCGTGTCTGCAACTTGTTTAATTAAATTACCTGCAACTTCATATGCTCTAGGGTGTTGACTTTCATTTGCAATATCTAATATACCTTGTATTGCATCCTGTCCTCTTTCAATAAGATTGTAATAATTTTCTCTACTATATTTGTAATCATTATCAACATCTTCTTTGTTCTTATCTTCTAATCTAGGAACAGGAGGTGTAAATTCTTTTTTTACTACTTGTTTTGTTGAGGGTTTAGTGGTAGAGATACCAAGTGCCTCATTTATTTTATCATCTATACTCATAATTATTCATCACTATCACTTGTTGGATTATAAACTTTACCGTCTGTAAATTCTGTAATTGTTGTTGTAAAACCAAAATCATCATCAGCATCAGCACTTGTAGGATTAGGTGTAATAACAATTCTTTGTTCTCTTTTAGAAGTAGTGTCTGTATCTGTAAACATATCTGCCTGTGTTGACTTAATAACTTTTTGTTGAGATATAGGTCCATACAGATATGTTTTAGCAGTAAAACTTAAAGTGTAAACAACAGCTCTTCTTGTTGTAAAATCACCACTATATGTATCTTCATAATTAACACTATTTAAAATAATAGGCACATCTCTTACAATATTCATATTAGGTATTGCTCTGATTGTTACCGTATAGTCTGGTTGAAAGAAAGGTAATATTTGTTCTACGATTTGTAAACCACCTTCAGCACTTGATGTAAAGGAATATAAATTCATACTTATATTATATGGTACAGGATTAAATTGTTTATTCATAACCTTACCATCAGTAGAACTTGCTCTTACTTTTTTAATTTGACCCATTCTATTTAATTTTCTACTGGCGTCATAGCTTAGTCCTGAAATTTCAAATCCCATTCTAGGTAAAGTTACAGCGACTCTTCTATCTTGTACTAAATCAGGCTGTTGATCTAATCTTGCAATAAATTTTTCTTTAGGCGAATATGCAAGAGGTACTTTTAAAGATTGCACTACATTACCATTACTATCTTTTCTATGAATATGAATATTATTAAAGATAGTACCAAAGGCAATAATTATCTTTCTTAAACTCTCGTGGTAAAAATAATCTCCTAACATTAAAATCCTTCGTCAACCTCTCCAAATGGGTTTCTTTCTGTAAAGTCAAGTATATCGTCATTTGTGCTTGTTGTACCAAATCCTGCGTCTGACTCAAAAGTTGAGTTGTCAGCATATGGTTGTTGTGTTTGTTGATCGTATGTTTCAAGTATCAAGTAATTTATTTCATCACCTTCTAATAATACAGCACCGTCTTCATTTTCTAAACTCATTTGATGAGCTAATAAATCAAGTGACTTATCATCTTCTAAAGCATTTATATCTGAAACATTTGTGTCAATTCTTTCATTACTATATTCAAATCTAGTACATCTTAATTTATAAACAGGTAAGTTTCCTAATTGATAAAATGGCTCTTGATCCTCAACAAACTGAATCTCAAAATAAGATTTCATCATTGGGAAATAAATTAAGTCACCTTCATTAGGTCTACCTGATTTAATTAAAGTAGCCTGATCCCCTACAGCGTCTTCCCATCTTCTTTTTGATACCGTAAACGTAGTATCATCTCTAATCTCTAAACCAAATTTAGATATTAATTCTCTCTCACCTTGAAACCCTTCCGTAGTTTCAAAGTACATTTCTAACAAATATGATGAATTGAATTTTGAAGCAACATCTTCACCAAGTATTAAGTCTTGGTTTACTAATGTTCTAGGTAGATAATAAACATCATGGCCATATATCTTTAGACCTTCAATTATTAAATTTTCGTGTAGAGTTTTCTCGGCGTCATTACCGATTCCATCGCCACCTTGAAAGTAGTGATTAACTGCCATTTCATTATCCTATCATGTACGATACAGGTGTTTCGTAAGTGCCTCTAATGTCTTCTTCTAGTTTTTCAACATCTTGTAGTGCCTCAGAATATATCTGTTGACCATTTAATGTCACACCACCAATCATGGCTACACCATTAAATTTAGATAAGTTAGCACCCCATTGTTTTTTAAACAGAGCAGTCACATATCTTTTTAAAAATATATCATTAAATACATCTGTCATTTGTGTTGGGTCTAACTTTCTATAACACTCAATAATTAAAAACTCATCAACATCAATATCATTATTCCAGTCCATATCTATATAAAGTTTATTATTGTGTTGATTAAATCTAATAGGTTTTTCACCTACTAGTATGTGATCTAAAAAATCTAAATGTCTTAAAACCATATCATAATGAATTATAGAAGTAGAAGAAAAATCATAAAGGTCATTTAACCTTAATTGATACCTTATATCAAACATATTGTTGCTATGTTTATCAGATAAAGGAAATATTCTATTGACAGCAAGTACAGAATCAGGTACACCAATCCAGTTGTTTGCCTCTGTATATGATGTTGTTCTACCGCCAGTAGTAGCAGTAACCGTTGAGTCACCACCAGGTGATTTAAGTCTTAATAAATCTGCTGCTGTTAATTTATATTTTAAGTAAACTCTTTCTACACCATCATAGTGATATTGTGCGAAATATTGTAAAGCCTCATCTAATCTATCTTCTAATTGTGCGTCATCTACATTTATTTCAATGACTGGCTTTCCTAAGTTTCTTAATGCGTATTCTTTTAATTGTGATCTACTTGCTGGCGTTGCCATAATAATCCCTTATCTTTACTGGTATATTTATAATATTAACCAAGAGCAAGTGAAAATGCGATAGATTGAGACCTAGTTGATTTAGTGTCTAATTGTGTCTGTATATTATCTGTCACACCGTCTGTATGATTTAATTCAGCAGTTGTTGCTGTGACACCATCTAATAAGTTGATTTCTGTTGCAGTAGCTGTGACAGCCACATCTTCGTTTACTTTAGGACTTGTCAATGTTTTGTTTGTAAATGTTGTTGTAGATGAAGCAGTTGTAAATCCTGATGATGAGTTGTCATAGTTAGATAAGTCATTATCTACAACAAAGTCAAGTGTACCATCTGAATCATCATAAGTAACCGTTATTCGAGTTTCGGTATTACTACCGACCATCGCACCAACTATGTCTTGTATTCTTTCAGAAACTAATGATACAGCACCTGAACCCACAGAGAAGTCTGTACTATTAAATGAAGCGACACCTTTATTAGATGATGTTGCCTCTTCAGCAGCAATAGTTATTGTATCACCAGAAGCAGTTGTATTAATACCTTCGCCTGCAAGAAACTCTAAATTACCACCTAATGATACTGCCCCAGCAGTTGAACTTTCATCTGTAAATGTAATAGATGAATTAGCAATCATAGTATTAGATACCGTATTACTATCACCTGTACCTATAAGAGTACCAGATGCTGTAGGTAAAACTAATACTGCTGAACTACCTGCAGAGTGTGGTGCAGCTTGTAAAGTTTGAAAGTGAGCATTACTTGACTCACAATAGAATTTTATTTTAGATACACTACCTGTGCCTGTTCTTATATCAATTAAACCATCTGATATACTAACACCACCTGAAGTACCATTACCATCCATAATAACTTTACCAGTACCATGAGGTAATAGATCAATATTACCATTTGATAATGTGATAATATCATTACCATTCATGTCTAAATTACCACCTAAACTTGGTGTGGTATCATCTGATAAATCTGATAATCCTGCACCAGAAGCGGCAGTTGCAGATATGAAAGATAAATTTCCTGATCCGTCAGTTGCAAGTAGTTGATTTGCGTCACCATCATTAACAGGTAAAGTTAATGTGACATTACCTGCAAGACTAGATGAAGCAACTAATGATACAGCATGAGCTGTACCTGCTTTATAAATTTTATTACCAGCAGTTGATAATGTTCCATGTGTAAATGTTAAATTACCTGAACTTGCACCTGTAAATGAACCTGTACCTACTATAAACTCATCAGCACTTTCATCAAAACCTATTATTGCATTATCACTACTTCCTCTTTCAATTACTATACCAGCGTCACCTGATGGTGTGCCTGAAGTGCCATTTGCTAATTCATATAGTTTATCTGATACAACCGTATTTGTAGATGATAAAGTAGTTGTAGTGCCTGTAACGGTCATATTACCTGCAACGTCTAAATTACCTGCAACTCTTAAACCATCACCACTACCTATCTCAACCTGTGTTGAGTCAGTTGATGAAATAACATTTCCTGTTATGTTAATTGTGCCAGCAGTAAAATTAGATATACCTGCAATTGTCGTAGCACTTGCACCTAAACTAATAGATGTAGTACCAACGGTTACAGCAGAGTTTGCTAATTTAGAATTTGCAATAGCAGCACTAGATTTTATATCAGCATTAACAATGTTTGTAATTGTGTTATTGTCTGAATCAATTGTTTTATTTGTGAGCGTTTTAGATGTTCCAGAAAATAATGTATCTAATTGTGATAAGGCAACTCTACCTTCAGTACCACCATCTGATAATAAAATTTGATCTCCTGCAACAAGTGTAGCACTTGTCTTATCTGTAGCATTATCAATATTTACAATTGCCTCCACAGCACCAAACTCTAAAGCAGATCCACCAGAGTTTACTTTAAGTACCTGACCTGCAGAACCTATTGATAAAGCTGCGCCTATACCACCATGTGATAAAGGTACAAATTCACCTGTTTGAAATTCTGCTAAACCAGTTGCGACACCACTATCGTTAAATACGGTTCTTATGGGTGTTTTACTTGACATATGTTATATTTAGTACCTCTAAAATTGAAACAATGTTATATTACTATCTGCTAGATTACTACCATTTGCTAGTGTAAATGTTTTTGCACCTGTATAAACAAACTTGTCATCTACGACAGAGTTAAAGTTAAAATTAGTATTTGCTGTTGTTAACCCACCTGATTTTGTAAAGAAAGGCACAACGGTTGCAGCCTGTTCAGCACCACCAGAACCTGTTACAGCAACAGCGATTTTGTTTGTACCTGCTTTTGAACCTTCAGGTAAAGTCACACCAGTTGCAGATACGGCTACCGTACCAGTACCATCTGAACTAATTGTTGCACCACCAAGGTTAATTGTTTGACCTGATAAGAATATATCTTTAAATCTTTTTGCGCTAGTACCTAAACTTCTAGTCCCATTACCATCAGGTATAATATCTTGGTCTACAGCAGATAAATCACTTGCAACTTCACCGAAGTCATATTTACCTGTTGATGAATTATATTTTAATGCGAAACCATTTTGTTGAGCAGAAACATCAACATCATCCATGTTAGATATTTTTGTTGATCCTCCACCACCGATTGATGATAATTGTTGTGATACTAACTCTTTAAATTTAGTAAACTCTTTTTTAAGTCCTTCTAAAGTGTTTATATCTTCATTTAATTTAACACCTGTATTTTTTGAAATTTTAGATAATTCTTTTATAACATCTTCAGGATTAATATCTTTTGTTTCTGGTTTTTCTTCTACTTTAATTATATTAGGATTAGAAATTTCTTTTGCTGATTGATCTACTAAAGATGGTTCAATAAGTAAAAAGTTATTTGCTTCTTGTACCTTTTCTTTTATTTCATCTAAATTAGGTTCTTCTTTTTCTTTTTTAATTTGTTCTATATCATATGCTTCAGTATCTAAAACATCATCAATAGGTTCTAATTCTTTTTGTAATTTTTCTGATTCTGTTTGTTTTTCTTTAGAGAAAAGTAAAGTTTCTAACTCTTGTAATTTTTTTTGATCGGTTTCTCTTTGCTCTTTTAGTTTTCTTTTTTCTTCATTGATTGCTGAAAAGAAATCTTTTAATTCTGTGGCTTTAACCGTGACGGATACTTTTTCATTACTTAATAATGATTCGTTATCGTTTTGTTCTTTAACTGATTTCTTTTTTCCTTCAGATATAATTTTAAAAAAATCAGTTAACTCTTTAGTCATTATTTTGTTGCCTGTGGGTGAACGGTAATAATACCATAATGTACTTTTTCAACCGTTGAGTCGTTTAGATTTATTTCAATATCATAAACATATCTACCTTCATCTAAACTAGTTGTCGTACTATTTGCTAATTGAATTTTATAGGTACCTGCTGTACCCGATACTATTGATATTGTGAATGTGGCACTTGCAGATTCAGACGCATAAGACTTTCTCATCTGACCTGATAGTGTTAAACCTGATATATCATACGCAGTAGAACCATCAGTTGTAACCGTTAATGTTCTATTTAAATTTGCGCCTTGATTTATACTAAAATTTTCTGCTGTTCTTGCTGTCGTAGCCATAACTATCTCTCTTTGTGTTATGTACTATTTATAATCTTATTTAAGTTGATTTAATCTCATTTCCCCACCACTATCGTGGCCGCCTCCTCTAGGTTTCCACATTTCTGGTTTCCATCTCTGTTTAAAGTTAAATGATACCGATATACGCCAGTGTTTTTCCCCTTTTAGATTTGACATATTTGGGGCTACCTCATGCACTAACCATCCAGGAAACATTATTAATCTACCCTCTATTGGTTTATAGTGTACCTCTCTCCAATAGTGTATAGGTTTTTCTTTTTTATCTTCCATGATTGGCATATCAATATGTCTTTGACCACAAGGATCTGTAAACCATATATGACCACAATCTTTAGGTGTTTGTATATAATATACGCCTGACCACTGAGCACCTGGGTGTACATGATTTTTATTGTGTGAATATTTTAGATTAACATTTGCCCACATATTATCGCATACAGGCTCTGTATTTTTATGATAACCCTCTGCCTCATATATTTCATGTTGCATTTTAAATAATTCTTTAGTTAAAGGATTATATTCATTTCTATTGTGCATATCAACAGCACTATGCCAACCAAGTGAGTTTGATCTCATAATACCTTTTTCATCTCTTTTTTTCCATAATTTAATATGTTTTAAGAGATGTTTATTTAACTCTTTAGAATTAGGTAAATCTTTAAAAAATATGGGAGTTGCAAAAAACATCTCCCTAGAAAAAGGACTTTTATTTGAAGGTTGGGCCATGTATCCATCCTACGATTGCATTTCTAGTACCCTTTGTCACCTTTGTGACTCTATGTGGTAAAAATGAAGGATAGATTATACACATACCTTTTTGTCTAAAGGCTTTTGTATCTACTTTTGAACCTATAAATTCAACATCACCACCCTCATAATCTTTACTATCAGATAACTGAATAGTAAAACTTAATTTTCTATGACATACTGAATTGCCTGTATCAACATGCCAGTCATAATGACCACCTTTTGTATATTTCATTATCATAGGTGCGTCAACATCTAAAAATCCTTGAACATTAAATTTAAATCTAGCGTTATTTGCTTGTTTTGCTAATTCAAGTATTCTAGTTAAGGGCCATCCTTGTTGATCTATTGGCATTACTTGTTGTTCTACATTTCTTATTTTTTTGTTTATACCACCACCTATTGTTTCGCCTGACATCCACAATTCATCAACACATTGTTTAACTATTGCGTCACATTGATTTGGTTGAAAAAATGAAGCATGTAGAATAGAACAAAATTGATTGTTTGCTTCTAATTGTACCTGTGTAGGTTGTGTTGGATTAACATCACTTTTTTGTATAGGTTGTTTTTTCTTTTTAGGCATTATCACTCCTCATTATATTTGTTTAGAAAGACTAGGATCCAATACGGCCTGTACATTAAAATGAATAAATCTAAACTTTTCTTTACCTTTATGATGTATATATGCGTGTGGCATATATGAATTAAAAAATATAAATTTACCTGGTTTTACTTTATAGTGTAATTGTGAATTACAATAATTTACTTTATTTGGCTCTTTTGGCATTAAATCTGTCATTTTTTTACCAGGTCTAGGATCATGGAATACTGGATGAGATGTCTTCTCATTACACTTTAGAAAATAAAATCCTGATATATGATTATTACCATGTTCATGTATATCATGGAAACCACCTTCTTCAGGAAACTCTTGTACCCATAATTCTGTCATCAAAGGTTTTCTACCTGAAAGATTATATCCTTGCCATGCAAGTATATTCCAAGATTGTTGTAATATTAAATTTGCAAGTGGTTGAAACTCTGGATATTGCCATAATAATTCACTATGATATGAGTTAGGTAAATTTGTTGCAGGATCTTTTGGATCTTTAATTTTCTTTTTCCAGTTCTTTTTTAATCTTGTAATAATCGGATCAGAAGCCTTATTAAGCTCATCAACCCATTCTGGTTTATCTGCCAGATATATTGGGCATTTAAAAGTTTCTTCTACTTTAAAATTTAATGGTGAATCTGCAGGCATCATCATTTGTGCCTGTTGTGCGTCCTGTTGTGTAGAAATAAACAGATTGTCTTGTTGTTTTGGTTTTTTACTCATTTCATTATCCTATCACTTTTTTAATTAAAAGTCAAGCTTATAGTATATATAATTTATTTAAGTGTGTATTTCCCTACTTTAGGACCTGAACCACCTCTACCTGGTCTACCTTTATATAGTTTACCCCACTTAGGATCAGTCCATCCTCTACCAAAGTTATTAGTTTCACCTAACAACCATTCCCACACTTTTTTACCTCTTTCTTTTTTAGCTTCGGCACTTATACCTTTTTCAGTTTCAGTAGGTTCTCTATCTAAAGATTTTCCTGTAGGATTCATATGTTGCATAACTTTACCTTGATTAGCTGCGTCAAGCCATGCTCTCATGTTCATTGATTTGTTAGGTCTATATTCTTGTTGCCAACCACCTGTAATAGGATGTTGAATCATCTTACCTTTACCTGCAGGTGTTTTAGGTTTTGTATACCACCACTTTGATATACCTCTACCCATATCAAACATTTTTCTTGCAAATTCTTTGCCGTTTTCTTTAAATGATTTAAAGTTTTTTGCATTTTCTTCGGCTAATTCTTTAAGCACATGTTCTCTTTTCCAACGCTCTTGTCTTTGATCTTCACTTTCTCTGTATTGATGTTCAAATTCTTGCAACTGAGCTAAAGTTATTTTACCTTCAGCTAATTGTTTCTTTTTGTTTTCATATGCGTGAAGATTGTGTACTTCCCAGGCAAAGTCTTCTGGGACATCTGTATTGTGTTTATTCTTTATAAAATCTACCATAATCTATTCCTTTATTTTATTTATATTACTGCCAAGCTAATGATACCCCATGTATTTTAACCATGTTGTTTGCAAGAGCTAATTTCCATCTCATTGACTGACCACTAGGTTGACCTGATATAGTCGCTTGTCCTGTAAGTATTCTCTGACCACTTGAACCTGTCACATATCCACTATCACTTAAAGTTGCAGTTGTAAATGTACTCCCACCATCTCTACTTATACTTGCAATAATATCAGTATTTAATGTAGGTGTATCAACATTTTCTTCAAAGACTACAATCCTAGAAGCTGTAGGTACAGATGTAGCCGCAAATGGTTCAGATACAATAGTTGTGCTTGCAGCCACTAATTTTGTTCCTGTGATGAATACATATCCATCTTCTCCTGCTTCACCTTCACCAGAACCTTGAGCACCTGCTTCATTTGTACCACTTACATATAAAGGATCGCCTGTACCACCACCTTCTTCAGCGGCACCTTCTTCAGTTGAACCTGAGGTAATTTGTGGGTGTCCATAGTATGATGATCCTCCACCACCAGAACCATGAGGTCCAGGTGCATTACTATGACCAGAGCCTCCACCTCCACCATAAAATCCTGCGCCTCCACCACCTGCAATTCTGTCACCACCATCACCACCTTCAAATAATAATCCTGTTTGACCAGCTGTGCCAGGAGATACACCTCCTTGACCACCTTGTTCTTGGTCTCCTCCACCACCACTTGCTTCTGAACCAGGTGAACCACCACCTTCATTATTATTAGTTTGTTCAGATTGTGAGTTACCTGCGTCACCTGTTGTACCTCCACCAGCACCTCCACAACCACCGTTTGAATATCCACCAGCACCACCTGAACCTGCAACAACATATGCTTGAGGTGCAGAATATTGAGGTGCACTTAATGGTACTAAATCTGTTGCAAATACTCCTGCAAGACCACCACCTGATCCATATAATCCCATTTGAGGATCACTTGGATTGTGTGTTCTTCCACCATTTAAAAATGCTGGGCCAGCACCACTTGATTCTTTTTGACCACCTTCACCTGCAAGAACTTTTAAAGTCTGTCCCTCTGTGACAGCAAGTGTACCTTCAGCAAAACCACCGCCTCCAGCACCACCGTAATCTGTTCCACCAGCACCCCATACTTTAATTTCAGCAGATGTCATACCACCTGGTACCGTATAAGTAGCCATAGTGCCACAACCTATACCAGGATTTGTACCTGTTGTAGATGTATCTGGTTCTGTAATTGCAGTTGTAGAAAAGCCTGCTGATACAGCTGATGGTGTACCATTTTGATAAAAGTCAGATGTAGCACAATATACATCATTACTACCCTCTGCTTCGTCTGTACCACTTTCGTCATGGAACTCATCTACTATACCATCAACAAGATTAAAGACCGTCAAATTTTCATTAACAGCCATCTTAAATCCTAATAAACTTACATTAAATTTTGCGTCTGTTAAATCACCATCTGCATTAGTTAAGTTTGTACAGATAGTTGTTATATTAGTTGAAGCTGTTGCTAAACCTGGCGCAGTTGGATTTGCTATACCAGCAGTAGGACTAAAATCAGCATTTACAATTGTTTCGTCTAATATCTTATCTGAATTTACCTGACTAGATGATAAGGCTTTATTTGTAATTTTAGTTATTGGCATGCGTTAGTTCCATTGTAGAGCCACGCCATGTATTTTGACAGCATTATTAGCCAATGCAAGTTTCCATCTCATTGATTGACCACTTGGTTGTCCTGAAATAGTGGCAGAGCCTGTTAAAATTCTTTGACCAGAAGAGCCAGTCACATAACCTGAGTCAGATAAAGTTGCTGTCGTAAATGTTGAACCACCATCTCTGGATATAGAAGCAATAATATCGGTATTTAATGTAGGTGTTGCTACATTTTCTTCAAATACAACAATACGAGATGTTGTTGGCACTGCTGTAGAAGTAAAAGCGTTAGATACTATTGTTGTTGCTGTTGTTGAAGCAGAAATTGCTAAACAAGCAATCATAAACACATAACCATCTCCACCATTAGTTTGACTAGGTGAATGAGAACCTGGATTTGCAACACCTAAAGGTGAAACTGAAGGGTATAAAGGTTGACAATACATTGTAGGTGAAGACCTTGCGTCTGAAGTATGACCACTAGTCACTTGTGGGTGACCATAATATGATGATCCACCACCTCCTGATTGATTAGTATGATTCTGTCCTGAACCTCCACCACCACCAAAATATCCTGCACCGCCACCTGTTCCTCTTTGAGGAGAAGCACGGCCTCCTTTAAAAGCTGCACCTGTTTGACCAGCAGCAAATCCATCTGGTGATGTTCCACCTTGACCACCTTGTTCTTGGTCTCCACCACCACCAGCTAACGGGCCACTATTTGTTTGAGCTTCACCACCTTGATCGTATCCTGTTAAACCCCCACCATCTGCACCACCTCCACAAGTTGCAGTTG